TTTTTAAATTAATTAAACATTAAGTTACTTGTTCAACTAACTTTCAACTATAAGCAGACATTGTCTTACTTCATTAAGTTTACTCAGTCATGAACGCTTTAGGATCAAACTTACCTGACTTCACTTTNAAGTTAGATTTGCTTTTTCCNGAGTTAAGGTTTGGCGAGACTATACTATCCATGATAGCGGCTTTGCCGTCTTCTAAACCTTGAGAACGAAGAATTTTTTCTATTTGCTTACGATAAAGCATGAACATGGCAACATCAGCAACATTGGCATGACTTGACCATATTTCATCCATCATTCGTTTTGTAGCAAATTTATAAACTTCTTCTTTCTGTTTTTTTGTTACTTTCCCACCCATAAAATCGTCCATGTTTTTTATATGGCCTTTTAAAGCCTCACGCGCTTTATTCGCGTTTTCTTTTCTTTTTGATTCTTCTTGAACTGTAGATTTTTTATGATTTTCTGTTTGTGTTTCAATTGCATTATTAATTAACCTTCTAATACTTTTAGCTTTCATCTTCATCATCCCAGCATCTTCTAATTTATCTAAAGATTCTTCTATTTCTGCAGCATCCATACCATCAGCTTTTAATTCTTCACCAACTAAATCCCTATCGGAGAAATTTAAATATTTTTTAAATTCTGCTATTTGACCATCTGGAGTTGATTGTGTGTTTTGCTGAATATATGCATTAATTGATTCTAGGATTTCTTCTTTTGAAGAACCCATAACTCCTAATTCTTCTGCAACTTTTTTCCATTCTATATCTTCTTTAGGACTCTCTTCAGAAGATTTTTCTTCTATTACTTCTTCTTTTTCATCATCCCAATCATAATTTTCTTCTTCTTTTTCTTCTTCTTTAGTTTCCTCTGTATCTTTTGCCCATTTCCAAGAATCATCATCTTCTTCTTCTTTTTCTTCTTCTTTAGTTTCTTCTAATTCTTCTTTTTCTTCCGTTATTAAATCTTTTAATTCTACATCTTCTGTAAAAGCTAACGGATTAAATTTTTCATCAACCCCATTTTCTTTTTGCTCTGTTGTTGTTTCTGTTGACTCTTCAACAGTTTCAACTAATTTTGATTCTTCTTTTGCCATTATTTTTAATTTAAATTAATACTCCCAACTTGCAAATATACAATTTTTTTTTAAATTTTTGTTTTCGCTCTTTCTAAATCACTTCTAGTTGTACTCAATGAAGGCGTATTTTCATCGTCTTTCTTTTTGTTTTCTCTATCATTTTCTTTTTCGCTTTCACTTATATGATGATCTGCAAGTTTTTTAGTCATTTCACTTTGCTCTTTTGCATCATGAATATCTCTATCTGTTTCTGATTGTATATTAGCAACTTCAATTCTAGAATCAGCACCAATTTTAGCAACTTGTAATTTAGCTTCATTATCTATTTGTTTAAGCTGTGCTTCTGATTCAAATTCAGCTTGTTTTTGTTCAGCAAGCGCTTGTTGTTCTTGCATTTGCTGTTGTGCCGTTGCTTGTTGTTGTTTTTGCATTTCATCCATTCCTCTTTCTAAAATCTTTTCAGCTTCAGTCATTGTATCAGCTTTCAATATCTTAATTACATTTAGTAAATCTATATTTCCAGCTTGCAATGCTGTTTGAGCTAATTGCTGTACAACTTGTCTCATTGCATCATCTTTTCCGCTATCTCCAACATAAACACCATAATCTTGTAATGCTATAGATGGCATAGCGTTTAGAAATTTGTACGCTCCATCTCCTAATATCATACCTGCCTTTTTACCATTAGCCCAAGCAATTTTCATTAAATTACACAATCCCTCTAATACTTTTTGTTTAACTTCACCATGAGAATAGAACCAGCTTTCTGTAATAGTAGAAGATTGAATTACACTTCTTTGAACATTCCCAACATATTCATATTGTTCTACTGCGCCTTCTCTTTGTCTGGTTACTCCAGAAACTTGTCCAGCCATATCTTCTAACATAACTTTTAAGTTTATTAATTGCTGTACAGATTGAGATAAAGTAAAATCTATTTGTTGAAACTGATTGAAAGTACTCACTTGATTTCCTTCGTCTTTAGAATTAATTGGAATAATACCATCTGTTTTTAAATGATATAGTACAGTCTGAATATCCATACCTAAATTAGTAGGAAGTTGTGAAGTGTCATAAACAACAGCCTTTCCTCCAGAACGAGCCATAGCAAGTTCTATTTGATAAACAACAATATTATAAAGCATTTGTATATTGTCAAGTAAGTCTACTAAAGAAACTGGATTACCTGTTGTATTATTTTTTATACAGCCCACATAAGATAAAGGAGTTTTACCTGGATCATCAATACTTCTTACTTGATTATCTCGTCTTTGAGCTTTTACCAATATTTTACCACCAATTTTTGTAGCTTCCCAAACATCATCCACCCATTTGGTTTGTATATTTTCTCCTTTTCTTGGCTTATATGTATCTTTAACCATTTTTCTAAATGGCCTACTAGGATTAAATTTATTTTCTGATAACTTAAATTTTATAGCTCTTAAAGATTTCCATTCCGCATTTATTACACGAATTTTAGTTTCTTTTCCATGACCAACATTCACCCATTCAAAATANGTGTTATAATGATTTACATCTCCACCTTTATATAAATGTCTCATTTTATCTAATTCTAATAAATCATCTTTAGTAAGATAGTCTTTATATATATCATTAATTTCATTAATAGTTAGCCATCTTTCTTCTCCCACCCATGATGCATTTTCTAAATAATCTGAATGAACTGAATAATCATATACTATTGTTCTAGGATCAACCCTTCTTGCAATAGGATCTCCATTAGATATCTCTAATTTAAAAAATTCTTTTCCTGTTACAAGTAAATCTCTAAATCCTTCTTTAAATATATCTTTTATATTATACCTATTTACTATATATTCTAATCCATCTTGAGCTGTTTCCTCAATCATCTCACGATAATTATATTTCATATATAATTCTATATCTTCAGGCACAGGAATACCTTGGCCTTGTTCTATTATATCAATACCTTCTTTTTCTTTAAATTCTTCATGAAATTCATCTAAAAGTTCTCTCATCATTAAAGACACTTTATGATCGTGCTTTCTAACAACAGCCTCTTTATTTACAGTGGAAACCTTCATGTCTAAAGGTCTTCTTAACTCTTCACCTAGCAATAAATCTATTTTAGGAGTGATAATAGGATAATTTACAAGTCTAGCAGGATATGTTAATCCATACTGCTCTGTTAGATAAGAATAGTCAGCCTGATTAAGATCCCCATTATAAATTTGATAATTTCTTATATCTCTTACTCTACTAAAATTATGTGTACTATCTCCAGAAGACATATAACCTACAATAGAATTTAAAACTTGTTCGCACCATTCGTCATTTTTTTCTTTTTCAGAAACTAACATTGAAGGCATTGATTTATATTTATTTTCCATAACTTTAATTTATTGCCAAAGGAACACCATTGTATCCCATTTTATAATATTTAAATCCTAATTCTTTTTTCTCTTCTTTAATCCCAGCTTGTATTCTATAATTATCTATATTATGAATCAGACAAAGACCAAAAGCCATAGCACGGTCAGTATTTTGTAATCCATAATTAGCCAACTCATCAATCAAATCTATAAACCAAATATCCTGCGCGCTCTCTCTTAAATAATCATCTATCAAATCTTCTAATAAAGCTTTGACTTGTTTATTCATATGCACACCATATCTATTTCTAGTTTTGGTTCCAGGATTATGTGCAGATTCTGGCTTTTCTTTCAAATATTTTAACCCGTTCATTCGTTTAAAATAATCCAATATACCAATCTTTGTATATTCTACTAACATTCTTGAATTATAATATACTGCTAATTTTAAACAACCATCCCAAAAATCTTCTTTTTTCTTAGGACGATCAGTGTATTCAGCAACTACATAATCGCTTGGCATATCAGTATTTGCAAATCTACGATAAATTATCGCACTACCCAAAGAATCTGAGGCTCCAGCTTGNTCTTGATCGTAAGAATCAATACCTCCAATATCTAAATTTTCATATTCTAACTCTGGATGAGCTAATATTTTATAAGCTCCATGAGGATGTGGTCGCCAAGAAACTTTAAAATCTTCTTTTCCTAACTCCCAATCTAAATANCCTCTTTGTATCTGACTTCGGTTATCTTTGCTTGATAATATTCTTGATCTTTGTGCATTAATAAGAGCTATATCAAAACGAGCAGAATGTGTATTTAAAAAAGCTTCTTCTATAGTTAAAGGATAATTTTGTATATGTAAATTATATGCTTCATTATCTCCAGATCTTTGTATATTTTCTCTCTCAACTGTTAATTTTTCTTTTGCTTGTTCTGGTTTTTCTTTTCCTGTCTTAATATCAAAAAATCCATAGTATGCTCTATTGGCAGGAATAAACATTGGAACTAAATTATAAGCATCAGAACTATAATACATATCCATAAAATCTTTAGACGCTCTTGTAATATCCCCACCAGTACCCCCGACAATAGGAACTCCAAATTGTATATCCCCATCCATAAAACAAGCTTTAGATGACATATATGCATTTTTNAAATGCTTAAACTCACCAGCTTCTTCAAATACCATAACAGCAACCCTTTCTCCTTTAAATACTTCTGGATTATCCATTGTTCTACAAATAATAGTAGATTGATAACCCCCTATTTCCCATTTACCATCTTTATTCTTTTGTTTATATCCGCTACGTCTAATACCATCAGTGTCTCTTAATATACTATGTTTAAAATTATCATGTAATGCATTTAAACCTTTTTTAGTTTTATCAAAAAATGCATCAGCTGTAGCTTGTAAACCAGCTGCTATACCAACATCATTATGAGGAAAGAAAGTAAATTCATGAGCAATCATACCAGAATTCATATAAGAAAATCCCTTATCCCTTGCTTTAATAACAATCATACCTTTACCGTCTTCTTTACATTGTTCAAACGTATCAAAATATTCATGATCCATTTGTCTATACCAAGGATTTATTAATGTTTTACGATTTCCTTTTGTACCATCATTACCAAGTATCATATAATAATTAAGATAGAAATAATATTTACCAGAAATCTTTTTCATGCCTTTAGGCTTAAATCCATTAATACATCTATCTGTTTCCTTAGCCCAATATTCTTGATAAGTTATTGAATCAGCATTCATATCAGGATGACCATAATTTGCAATAGGTCTATATTTCTGAGGATCAAATTTAATTTTAGCCATATTTTATTTCATTATATTCCCCAACACCAAAAGGTCCAGTTCTATCTTCTTTTCTTTCTAGAAACTGATGAAAATTAGTTTCTAAATCTATATTATGATATTCTTTAGCAAGAATATTATATTTTTTAGCTTTAAGCATTTCTCCTTTCCTATAGAATTTTTTATAAGTTTTATATAAATAATCTAAATTATATTTTTCTTTTTTAGCCATAATTTTATTTTATTTATTTTCTAAGTTTTTATAAATTTCATTTCTATCTGGACAGTTTTCTTCTATTAATCTCTTTTCTTCTGATTCACTTAATTTAGGTTGTACTGGTTGATTAGGAAAACAATGATTCAAACAATCCTTTTCTATTAGGAATAGAGGACCACTTAAATTACCTATTGTTGGTGGGGGATAAGGAGAATACCATAAATAGCATCCATTACCCTGCCAAGGCACTGATGGATGTCCACAATGCTGTATACATTTATATTGATATTGTGGATGATATCCTGAAATAGGAGCTCCTGTAACAGGATCTACCATCCTTATATTAGTTCCTGTTCCTGCATAATTTTGTAAATCTTTTGAATCAGCAAACCAAACAGGATCATTTGTTCCATACATAGATGCGTGTTCTATCTTTACAAAAGCATAATCCGGGACATTCAAAATAGGAATATTACCTTCTACATGACTAATTAAATTTGCAAACATTGTCTTAGAACAAGTTGAAAAGTAACTACAGTAGGTATGCTGAACTATCTGATATTTCCATCTACCTAATAACATTTCATGTTTATCCCATATACTAATTAATGTCATCCATCCATTTATACCTGTAGTATTAGGATAAGGAAGAGGATACGGCGAGTTCATAAAGGAACCGATACCGTGTAGTGAAGTTAGTACTTTATTGACATTAATCTGTAAAAAACTACCACCTATAGCATTACCCACCCAGGTTCCAGGACTTGATGATGTATACATATTACATCCTCCAGGAGATTTTGCATTTGCAGTTATATTCTTATTTATATAATTATATTTTACTCCTCTAGCGCAAGCAAACTTTCTAATTGGTCTCACTTTATAGGTATGACATCTTGGTCTTACA